CCTGGTTCTTGTCCTTTAACAATTGTTAATTGGTCAATCAAAACTGATGTCTTGAATGATTTGTTTGTTCCAGGGTCCATTAAAGTCATGTTAACCTCTGGACCAAATGCTGTGTTTCTTAAAAAAACTAATATTGCTTCAATGTCACCTTCAATTAAATCTTCAATTCTTACATCAGGTTCGTATATCTTTGCTCTTAATAAATTAAGAGTTAGGTCATCCCCTCCACCCATAAGAATATTCTCATCAGCAGCAGTTAGGTATCCAACCTTAATTGATTTCTTTTTATTTTTGTAAAAAATTCCACCTGATGGTAAAGGTACCACGTCGTGAGGTAGAGTAAAATTCTGTTGTGCGTTATCTCTTGTTTGATTATCCATAAAAAAAATTAACCGTAAAGTTTATGTCTTTACGGTTAAATATAGTTGACTTTAATTTTATATAAACACTATTAGTAAACTAACACACATCTATCCATTCTCAAAGCTGCTGTGATTGTTGCCAATGCATCTGTTTTGTAATCTAAGTTGTTGAAGTTAACATCAGTTAAGAATGTTCCATAAAGAATCCATTTCTCAACAACAACTCCTGTTGGGTCTAACATCTCAAGGTCAATGTCTTTTTTGTAACCTGCGGCGTATCCCATACGACCTGTAACAGATTCAGCGTGTAAACGAACCCACTCCATAAGTGCTTGAGCTGCTGATGGACCAATTGGGTCACGGAAAGTGACGTTGATTGGTTGCCAGTTAAATCTACCAGCAACATATGTTGATGTATTTAGGAATTGAATCTCTGTTGGTGCAATTGTGATATGCGGTCTTGAAGCAGTTTCTACGAACCACTCGTTGATACCCAAACTTGATGGAAACCTTACGATAAAACGGTTTTGACGTTTTGGTTCATACGGTATCGGCATTTTCATTAATAAGTCAGCCATGTTATTTTAATTTTGTTTCTTTGTTTATATGATATAAATATAGTCTTGTTAAAAATATTTCTCTTTACTTTGTTTTGGGAACGAATATTCTTATTTATATTCTTTCTTAGTTCCTCCAGCAGTAGAATAAGTTTTTACTATATTATCTGGTTTATCTTTAAAATGTTTTCTCATTACTTCTACGTTTCTTATATCATCATCTGAAAATCCTATAGATGGCTTAGCTGGTATAAATTTATTACCTATATCATTTTTTAAATAAGCTTTCTTATTTAATACAGCAGACATAGCTTTTATATAACTAACAAAATCATCCATTGCTCTCACCTTCGCTTCTTCAGGATTAGCAGCCCCTTTTTCGTCACCAAAAGAAACGGGGTGGTATTTGTTAAGTTCCAAGTATGACTTAATTAATTCATCATCAGACATATCATCTTCATCGACAAAAGTTCTATACTTCTTTAAGTTCTTAACTAATTCATCTTTATCTATACCATTGAATCCACTTACAATATAATTATATATAGCTTCTTTTAACGTATTAGGATTGTGACCTCTTGCTGTAATAATTGAAAAGATAGAACCATTATTTATGGCTTCTTTAAAATCATGAAACGCTGGTCCTGTTTTTGCTTTCATTGCATCAACTAAAAAGTCTTTGTCTCCCTCCGTTCTAAAGTTTCTAAAAGGGTCGGCAGCAAAATTCACAATAGTGTTTCCTTTATAGTCAAATGGTTTTTTACCAATTTGATGTCTGTGTTCAGCAAAATCATCTGTACTCATTCCAACCTCTTTACCCTCATCGGTTTTGACAATAATCTTTGTAGGCATATGTACAATATTATCGTCCCAATCAAACGCATAGTATTTTAAATCTGGTGTACCTTCTCCTTTAAATCCTTCAGTTAAATTTCTTTTCATGTTTGGCTAAAAAAGGGGGGGATTTCTCCCCCCGTTTTATTATATGTTTTCAAACGAAGCTCCTGTTGGAGTGATGAAGAACTCAATATCAATGAATTCTAACGCCTTCGTTGGTTTAAGATAAATCTTACCTGTTAGTGTATTTCTATCTAAGTCTTCAGGTGAAGAAGAAACCGTTACACGGAAATCGTATAAACCTCTGTCTCTTCTGATTGAATCTAAAATAGGGTTGACACTATCCAAGAATTGTTGTCTAACTACTTGGTCGTTTTGTTCGAACAACAATCTTACTGCTACAGCTGAAATCAACTTACGAGCTTGTAATAACAATCTTCTAACGTTTAATCTGTTAAGAGCTGTGTCAGCAACTTGAAGTGTTTTATTACCCCAAATTACAGTTCCAACGTCAGAGAAAGTTGCGATAGGGTTAATTCTACCTTGATACAATGTATCTCTATCTTCTTGTGTTAGTTTTTGTCTAGCTTTGATTGAGTTTACAAGACCTCTTGTGTAACCCGCTGATGCGAACCAAGGGAATGCAATGTTATCAGTTAAAGCTAAGTTTCTACAAACTTCACCTGTTGGAGGTAAGTAGATTTGTGTATTGTTTACAGTATCTCTTGTTAAAATCCAAGGATAGTAAGTAGCTGTATAGTTCGAATCAATTCCTGTATTATCTAAGTTATCAACAGCCTCTTGAGAGTAGATTACGTCATACTGACTTGTTGAGTCAGGAGTGTACATTAAATAGTCAGGAGTTGTTACGATATAAACAGAATCCGCTCTTTGATATTGAATCATATCAATTGCTTCTTCACAAAGGTTGGAGTTGTTTACATAATCGATACTTGCAGTTGCAAATACGTTGATGTTTGTTGCTTCAGGATTTCTGAACGATAAAATACCAAGTAAGTAAGCGTAGTAGTCAGTGTTTGCAAAATCTTGAGTATTGTTACCAACAACGATTCTCTTGAATAATCCTTCACCAGTAGCAGTTGGATATCTTGATGAAGCAGAAGCTCCAGCTAAATAACCTGAAGAACCTAATTGGAATCTATCTTGGTTTGTTCTCCACTCTCTATAGATATCCCAACCATCAAATCCGCCAGCGAAACATACTGTATACTTTCTTGAATATATAAAGTAGTAAGGGTTTTCTTGAGTTTCAGGGTCGAATCTAAAATCAGCTGTTCCACACTCAAAAGCAGTTTGACCACTTGTAAGTGAAACATTACCAATTGTGACAACTGTAGCACCTGAATCCATATGGAATCCTTTACTTAATACATTCCAAGATTCTGCAGCCTGCGTTGGATTAGTTATCCAACTTGGAGGAGTTTGTTTTCCAAGATACTGTAAGAATGATTCGTCAACACCAAATTGAGACGAGAATCCTAAATAACTTCTTCTGATAATATCTCCTGAAGATTCAACTGGAGCACCACCAGCTGCGATACCAAATGGAGGATTGTAAATTACTTCACCAGGATAATAATACTGTGTTTTATATTTTATGTACGGAGATGGATATTCAACCTCTGACAAATACTCTCTTTGAGTATATCCGTAGAATCCACAAGGGATAGCATCTATCGGAGCTTCATCAGACATTTCAACCATGATAAATTTTGAAATTAATGCATATTCACCATTAGAAGAACCAATTTTTTTAGCAATGAAATTGTTAGTTCCTGGGTCCATATTACAGTTAGTGAATTTTTCAATTACAACAGGGTTTGCATCAGTGTCGTAGAAATTTCTAACTAATACATCAAAAGACATGTTGTTGAATGATAGATTAGCAATTGAAACTTTAATTTCCACGTTTGCAGAATTACCATCTGAAATTGAAATAAACTTAAATAATTTGTAAACTTTATTACCTCTTAATTCTGAAACTAAGAAAGGTGTTTCAGGTGATTGATATCTTTCTAAATTGTAAGCAATTGAGGATGTGTTTTGACTTCTAGCATCAGGTAATGCAATTAAATCACAATTAATTCCTTTGATGTATCCTTGACTATACGCATAGTTTAGAGAAGCTGGATAAATTTCCTCAACAAATAAAGGAACTTCATTTTTAGATTTTCCAAAATTATCCAGACCAAGAACCTTAGTAATGTATTTTGATGAAGATGCTAATAATGAAACTTCAAAATTAAACGAATCACTATCTTTAGTAACACCTGAAACTAAGAAAGTTGAGTAAGGATTTTTCGCAGTCCCTGAATATTGACCTCCACAAACTAATTGTACGTTGTTTGGTACCCAAGCATTACTATTATTGTAATCAATACCTACTTCATAAACAGGTCCATGATTTATTGAACTAGAACTATTAGCGTATTCAGAAAGACCTCTTGAACGTAAAGTTGCTATAACCATATTGTTGTATTCTTCATAAGCAGTTCCTGAGAATGTATAATATTCACCTGTCATTGTTCCTGTGAAACTTGTTACACCAGATGTTGCACCCGATGCAAAAGTCGATACATAATAATAGAACGAATAACCTGAATAGTTATCGTTTGCATAATTTTCAAAGTTAGCATAGAACCATGAATCATTATCACCAGCACTTAAGTCGTTGAAAGCCAAATTTGGTGAATCACAAAGATAAACGTTGATATCGTTATAGTATATTGTGGATACATCATAATAATCTTGTTCAGGAACAGCACCATAAAAATAAGATGTATTTCCTGTTAATAGTGGGTCTTTAAGGAATGTGTTAAGAATTTGATTGTTGAAATCGCTTGCTAATGTAGAAACACTACCATCATTCATTCTATATTGAACACCTATGTTATTTTGAACTGGTGTTGGTAAAGAACCTCCAACAAATTCAATAGTACTTCCTGTTGAAGTTCCTGTAAAAATTGCTGACCATGATGTTCCTGTTGATGGTTCTAATCCTATAGTTAATGGGTCAACGTTTGCAGTCACACTAATACTCCAAGAAGGACCCGCATCATATCCTGATAAACCTAATACTCTTGTAACAAATAATTGATTTGATTGTTGTAAGTATGATTTAGCAATATAAGCCGCCTCATATTTTGGGATTTGTGTGTTTACAAATTTTGTTGGTTCTGTTCCACCAAAATATGCCTGAAACTCATCATAGTTAGTGATGAATACTGGTTCAAATGCTGGACCTTTTATTGTTTCTCCTACAAGACCCAATGTCGTTACACCGACACTTTGGGCTACGAATGATAAATCCGTTTCAGAGGTGTAAACTCCAGGTGAAACGAATACTTTTTGATTTGCTTGTGCTGTTGCCATTATTAATTATTTCTAATGCAGATTTATTTTAATGATAAATATTCATTACTAACACAAAAAACTTGACTTTTAGATATCTATTTGTAAACAGTAGGAATAAATTCTACCTTTTTTCTGCCTATGAAAACAAAGAAAGAAATAAAGAATATTAAAATATCACCAGAGTCTCACGAACTATTGAAAAAATACTGTGATAAGAGAGGAATCAAAATATATAAATTCTTAGAAAATTTAATTTTTGAGAAGTGTAAAGAGAAAAAGGATGTGTACGGAGAAGACTAAACCAAGCTACTTTCAAAAGTAATTGAAGCGTCATTTCCACTATCAATTCTTGTAATCTCAATCCTCAAAATATCGTTAGTAGTTATTTGAATTCTTGGTATGTCGGTACCATAATAATCATTGTTGATATACACATCATAAGTGTCAACGTTATCAGAATTTACGAAGCTCATATCAGCAGTAAAATCAATAACATCAGTCAGTACTGAATTTCCATTTAGAAATAAAAAGTTACTTGGAAAATCATTTGGATTCTCAGGGTAATCTTTTCTTTTACTTTTTCTTATAGACGTATCTATTTCAACTAATTGAGTAACTCTCGAAATTGCAGGCTTAACCTGGAATTCTGACTCATCAATTAGATATCCTAACATTATGAAATCATAAGACTGAACATAATACTTTCTAGACTCAGTAGTTAACTGAGACTCATCTCCAACATTATTCAAAATAATTGGAACATATTGTCCTTTAATAAAAGTGTAGGCTTGTCTCGAAGAAAACTTTTGCATAACAACTTTGTTGAGCTGATTAAGTTCTCTCATTCTATTACAAATAATCTTAACACTATAATTAATATCTACAGGTACAGGTTGGGGTATAGTGTATATATCCATACCTTGTTGGTTTCCGTTCCAAGTAGGAACTGAGGCATAATAAAATTGTTTTCTATTTGGAATAGTATAAATTAAAGAAGGGTTTGAACCATACTTAACTTCAGGACTCCTTACAACTGTGATGAACGGTGGTTCAGGATTATTATCTAAATCTACAAATTGAGCAGTTTCAAGATATTGAGACCAGTTTTGTGTGGTAATGATAATATCAACCATCGGAACAATTTTTCCTGAAGTTACAACTTGAAGTTCACTCTTGGTGAAATCTAACATACCTCTATCCAAGTCGGCATGTAAAACCGATTTTGGTAAATAAGTACCATCTTCCTTAATATATTCCAATAACTGTTCTCTACGAGCAGATAAAGTTTTTTTAGGAACTAAAGGTAATGTTGGTTTTACTTGATTCTTAGGTAATGGCATATTGAATAATTTATGTTAATGATGCAACTTGTTTAAGAGCATCCCAATGGGTTTTGGCATTAGATGAAGAAGCTCCACTCACAACACCAGCTCCTCTACTACTATTTGGGCCAACAAAAACATTTGATGCGGGAACACCATTAGATACTGCAGATTGTACTATTCCTTTTGTTGTT